AACCACACCATTGATTAATAATGGTTTTGATTTCTGTGATTTTTTCTTCTATTGTTATGTTATCTAATCTAGAAACAGTATTAATTCTTGAAATGAATCTTTCTTGACATTCTTTAGTTGGAGAAAGATGTTCGCCATCAAATTCTATACCTAAATATTTAAGCTTATCTTTTCTTAAATTCGAAATAATACTTGTTTTGGCATTTGATTCAAAACTTATAGGATGTATCTCAAGATTTCTTTGATTCCTAAGATAGTTTTCTGCCCAACACAAAGTAGATTGAGCCTCTTGCATATCTTTACATACGAACACAATGTCATCTGCATACCGTATCATTTTAAAATTATTGGATTTAGATTGAATGTCTAAATCCAATAACATTAGATTACTTAGTATAGCAGATATGGCATTCCCTTGAGGAATACCATTTTTAATCTGAAGTTGCGCTTCTTCAAAATATTCGTTTTTATTCAATCTTGGTGATAAACTTTCACAAATGAGTGAATATGCGACTTTATCAATTTTATTCTTTTTCAGTAGATTTAAAACAATGTCTTTGTCAATGTTATCGAAAAACTTTTTGATGTCCACTTTAAGAATAACGGAGTCTGGATTAGAGAGTGATTTTAAATGTATTAATGCTTCGCGAACCCCTTTGCCTTTTTGATAAGCATAGCTTACATCCTCTACTTCATCAAATTTGGAGGATAACTTTTCGGATAAATATGTTGCTAAAGCTCGTAATACAACTCTATCATAAAATGAAGGAATTATTATAATGCGTCTCCCTCCGTCTTTTTTAGGCTGACTAGTTGGAATCCAGCTGGAGAATTTGTAATTCCCACTTGCGACTTTCTTTGATAGTACGGTCAACTTCTTGTCAAGATATTTTGTAGATCTGCTTTTTGCGCTATTTTTAAGATTACCCTTGTGTAAGATAGCACTATATGCCTCTCGAATATATCTATACCAGTTCATGTTATTCAATAAATTTTCTGCAAGCGTTCTTTTGCTTGCATATTGCCTTGTGCTGCGGATTTTGACCAATAAAATTTAGCACTGTCCAGATCTTGTTTGAGCACGATTTCAAAATCCGGCACTTCACGATAGCCCAATTTATAGGTCCAACTATAATAACCTATGTAGTCAGAATCTTTCTCCCAGTGTTGTCCAATTTGTTTTTTATAACCATCTCGGAAACAATCACCAAAATGAAGTTGACCGTAATCATTTCCATTAGAAGCTGATTGTTTAAACCAATATATCGCCTTCTCCATATTTTCTTCTACACCATTACCATATTTGTAGCAATTCCCGAGATTGTTTTGGGCCCTACTGTGATTTTGTTCCGCGGCCTTAAGATACCAGTATGCAGCCTTTGAATAATCAAGATTAGGATTTCTATATGATCCATCTTTAAACTGGTATTCGTCCCATACTTCTACAAGGAAATCATATCCTCCATACCTGACACCTAACATAAATTGAGCTTCTGCGTTTCCATTGTATGCCAATTTCTCTATTTTTTGCCAAGCTAAAGATGATAATTCACGAAGATTCTCTCGGTCTCTCCAACTTTTACCACATTCTGGAATACTATGTGCTATGATTATATCTTTACATTTAATATACAGTTCGTTCTCATTAAGATTATTTAGAATCGCTTGTTCCGATATGAGTATTTGCTCTGCTTTTCTCTCCGGTCTTATTTCGTCAATATAATACCATATGCCAAACGCTACTCCTGTCATTAATACAAAGATTAAAAGCGTTTTGCACATGACGCCAAGAGCGTGAGTGAATTTATTTTGACGTATATTGTTGGTATGGAACCTCAATTGTGTCTTTTGCGCCAGCTTTGAGAAGCCTCGAATTAAGACATTTGCAAGCTCTGCGATTCTTGACATTGATGTCTTTGGGGATTTTAAATTATCTTTGTCTAATCTGCCTCCACAATATTTACAGAAAATGGAATCTTTTTCAATCCTCTTACCACAATGTCTGCAAAACAGTACTTCATTATGCTTGGTGTCTGAATTCGATTCAGTACTAAAGGTTGAATTTATGCTGGAGTTGTTCTCTGTGCTTACTTTAATATTATCTATTCTTAAAGAGGTGGAAAATTCATCTACATTGCACGACGATATATCAGGCTGTTTCGCGTTTTTCTCTTTGTTGTCAATACATATTGCTAATTTATTTGGAATAATATCATCTATGGGTCTAATCGGAGAATCTTTGCGATTTACGATAGCTAACCAAAGGATAAAAAATAAAATTGGAGCTACAAATTCCGGAAAATCAAAATAGTGGAAATTTGTGGCGGATGCCATTAAGGCATATAATAACAACACCACCAAGAATTTTAGCACTTTTTTCCACCATTTACTATTAGAACTTTTGAAGTACATAAAATAGGCGCTAATACCAAGGAAATCAAAGATTGCTAACGCCATCGTTAGAACTGAATTTTGTATCAATGTTGGATACCCCCAGTAAAATACCGCAGAAGTTGATCTAACTATTGCACTATGACCAATGAATGGGCCTCTTAATTGTTGTGGAAAATCTACAATTGTTAGATAATATATACACGTACAAAGGCATACAATGCTTAGTCCTATAAAAATCCAGCCAAACACATGCATAATCTTGTGCGGCGTAGGCGATGTCTCTTGATTATTGTGCTTTGCCATTTTGTATAGAGCAAATGCAAACATCATTCCAACTATGACGTTAAGGATTAGTCGGATATAGAACTGTTCTTTAAACATGATTAGAATTGATTTTGAAGTTGATGGCTACAATTATTGTTTAATATGATATAAGGTATTTCAATGTCTACACTATCAGTAGATGATACATTCTTTATTCGATATATCAAATTTGAATGAGAAAGCACAAGCATATTCATAAACTCCTTTATATCGGCGTCTTTAGAAAGTAGTGTTGCATAGTTCTGAATAAATAACGGGCTGCTGAGATATTCCCTAATTTCAGAAATTGAATCCTCGCGCTCGTTTGTTTCACAAACGAAAACTACACTATTTTCGTCATGCATAATCTTGAGTAATTTTTGATCCGGTCCCAACGAGGTTCCTATAGCATTAGTGATTATGGTGTTGACATATCCAAGATTGTTCGATTTCATCGGAAGGCTCAAATTTGCCAGTTTAATATGCGTATCAATAATCGTATAAAGAGCCTCTGTTGGAGTTATTCTAATCAACTGTAAAAAATCTAAAAGCGCCTTTCCGGTATAATCCCAGTGGAAAATTTTATTGCTCGGCGTCTTGAATTCAATACGAAGAATCAGATTTTTGTCCTCCAATAGGTTTGCAAGATTGTGCCCAGTATTGCGTCGTCCATTCAAGGTAATTACACCATATTTCATCATTTCACCAATTTCGTTATGATTACTTTCGTAAAATGTGTCGATTGAAGAATCTCCGAAACTTGTAAAATGATATGTTATAACACTAGAATCATACGAGACGTAATCCAGTTCTCCAATAGTGCCAACCTTACGATGTAGTTCTGCATTTATTTTTTCAATCACTCTGAGCATTTCTTGTTTGTCAGAGAAAGACAATTTTGATTTAGGCACAAACTGCACAATAATGATTGCACCAATAATTATTGATGTAAACATAAGTAGTATCTGTTTAAATGATATCTGCACTTTAATAATCTACGACAGAAACATCAACAGTATTATCAACACGGACAGAACCTGCAACATCAACCTCATTGATAACATTGACACTTTGGCTTACTGGAATGATGCCAAGGTTTTGAAGCACAAGAATCCATACCCCTATAGCAATTGCTAAAAGGATTGACTTGAGAGATAAATTCTTAGGAATGTGGGGTATTTTTTTGTTGGAATTCGGCATTGAATTCTCACCACCGCAAAACGGGCAGAATTTTGAATCGTCTGGTATATTTTTATTGCAATGGTTGCAATCCATAATATTAATGATGTTTAGTTTAACAAAACGTGGACTACTTACACTACGTCCTAATTGGAGGTCCTGAGAAAACCTGCGAGCAGATGTAGCAATAGTAGCCCACGCCGTACGCGTGAGAGCGACTATGCCATCTTTGCTCGTTAGAAATTTCTCAGGTCTCCAATTAAAAGATAAGCATAAAGCTTCCGTATGTCTTGGAATCTGTATTACAGATTCTATCTGCAAAATTAGCTATTTTTTCTGAGATGCCCGTCAAAGATGTTCTAGAACATATAGAACATCTTATATATTTTATGATGGGACTATTGCGGAAATATGTATCCACAGTAGTCCATAAATGCCATCAAGACATCCATCCACATTTGTCCCCAGTCTCCAAAATCAATTATGAGATTTATCATTAGCATCGAAAATACATACCCGTTTTGGATATCCCATACCCAAATGCTCAATAACCACTCCGTAGAGTGTCGCCACCTCCGATAAACGGTCAATGGACTTTCAGTGGTTTTATTCACGTGAAAGAATAGTCGATTCGGTATTGGCAGGTTGATTTTGACCTATTGCCCCCGAAAAGACATTCTATCACGCGGTGCTTCGCGGTGCGAATATAGTGACTGTAACCGATACTATTGTTTTATCTTTTGCTACACGTTACGACATTTTTGGGATAGTCGTAAAAATGCCACCGCCAATTATGGTAGCTGGCGGTGGCATTGATTGAGATTAGGGATTGGAGGGATAGTAATATGTGTAAGTGGTATCGGTACAGGTTCGCTGTTCGTGATGGCGAATCAGCGATTTCATGCTGTCAACTTCATGGGGCTTGCCATGGAGCATAAGGCGTTCACGGTGAATTACCGTATTTATGTCTCGGTTCAGCCCTCGCTCATAGCGATAGAGCCATTCGACATCTTTCAGCTTGGAGGTTTCGTTAAGCAGGAGGAAGAAGCCATAGCCGAAGCCTCCGGCGGCGAGAACTGCGATTGCGAAAACGGTATACGCCCATTTAAGGATTGCCGCCCAGATAGCACCGTGGACAAGGTTGTAAATCCGATGCAATACGGTATCAGCTGCTGCATCCAGTTTTTCGTAACGCTTATCCACAGCTTTGTCTGCCCCCTCTTGTGCGATTTTTCGTATCTGTTCATCACTGAGTGCCGGTGTCGATGGTGAAGGCGAGGGTGACTTAAGCATAAAGCCACTGCATACCTTAGTAATAGCTTGCGCCGTATAATCCGTTTGATTCTTGAGCGCCTGGTTCACCGCTCCATACACGTTTTCTTTAGTGGCGATATTCGAGGGCAACTCCACTTGGATCCTCTCCGGGATTGCTGACACCGATGGTTCCGTCTGCTCCGGAGCAGATGCCAGTCGGGTATCAATGTCTGTCAGTAAATCCTTATTCTCTTTCACGGTTTTGAGAAGGTCGTCAATCTTCTCGTCTTGTTTCTTGACGAGTGAGTATAAATCTGCCATTACAGTGATCTTCCTTTCTTCTTTTTGGGTTTCTTTTTCATTCTGTGGATAAAGGCTTCTTCCTCGGGATCATAGCCGGGCCCGACCTGAAATAGTCCGCCGATAGCCTGACATCCGGTTTCGATTACGTTCTCTACTACATTTGTCACGGGCGATTCCTTGACCTTTGCCATTACCGATATCGGTGCCGATTGCTGAGGCTGTGTCTCTCTTATCCCAGCGTTCTTGGCAAAGAATTTGTCGAGACGCCTGTAGGAAAAAGCGCGGTCTATCTTCGAGCCGTTGAAGGTAAATTCGCCGTCGGAAAAGCGTATGCCCTGCGGTTTGCCGGTGTCGCGGTCGTTGTAAAACTCTACGGTAATACCAGCCGGAGCGAGGCGGCGACGGAATTCGTCCCAAGATTTGCAACGGTACATCGCCGCCTGAATCTTAGGCTTCATCTCGGCAATAGCATCCTCATACAGCTTCTTTTTCGGCGAAAAAGTCAATCCGTATTTCAGTTTGATAGTCTTGGTCGCATCACGACTTTTGTCGAAATTGTTGCTCTCGTCAATGGCTTTACCGTGGAGATTGACGCGATTATAGACGATATGAAAGTGCGGAGAGCCGGTTTCGAGATGGCGCACAATCAGATATTGCGTGTCTCGGATGCCCATACATTCCATATATTCTTTCGACAACTGAACCATAAACTCATCGGTGAGACGGGGCAAATCCGCCTTGTCGAAGCTCACGGAAATATGTCCAATCGGCTTGCTGATTCTTTTGTTGAGGCTCGCTCCGATGTCGAAACTGTCCACAATCCTGCGGTAGTCATTGCCGAGAATCCCGTCGGAATCTATCACTCGCCAAGTGTCGGGGGTGAACTGTTCCTTGTCGTGAAACTCACGCATAACGTAGCCTACAATGTCGGCTGCGGCTCCTTTTGCGAGTATTTTTGCTATCATAACAATGAGGAATTTGAGGTTTTCAACTTGCCGAGAGTGGCTAAAATTCC